TTGATCAACCCTTTCGGATCACCTTCTAAGCTCACCTTTATGTTTGATTTACTGCTGCTACTTGCCATTTTTTTTTATTTTTTGTATTTTTTCTGGATGAACTTCACGGCCTGCCAAAAATGCGACAGGCCATAATTTTCCGCGTTGTAGTGTCCCTCGTTTACAAGGATGGACACCCAGTCGAGCAGATTATCTACTTCTTCTTGTTTCTTTCCATTTCCCACTTTATAAAAGCGAGATTTTCTTCCTGCTGCGCGACTTTGTGCTCCCTGGCCAAAAAAAAATCAGGGTTCACTTCATTGAAAATATCAACGAGTTTCTGGAGATCTGACGGACGATAGTCCGCATATACCACCTCAAAAACATCATGATGGCATACCGCAACGCATTGGCCGCAATCAGCACAGTCCTGGAGGGTATCTTTTGACAAGAGAGAGATGATCTTCCAGCCCTGCTCACCATCTTCCGTTCCCTCTTCTCCTCCTGGTGGGTGTTGCAAATTATATCCACCAATAGGACACCGTGTGGTTATACACTCCCGGCAACCATTACAGCCACTGTCATCAATACGCAGCTCCGTGACCTGCCGATCACGGAGATCAAGGCCAAGGCTCTTATTGAGCGCAGCCGTTGTAATGCCGTGCCGGGCAAGCAGATTGTCCAGCTCCTGAGTCTTAGGATCAAAACTACCCACCTTGAGCATGGCCAACTCCGCAACCGTCAATTCTGTTGCCCACACCGTTCCAAAACCTTCAACATTCTGTTCAAAGAATTGCCGCTTCATGATAATAATTCCTTTTTTTTTAAAAAATAAAAAAGGCGACATCACAGAGGAGCCGCCTTGAATATCAAAGATAAGGCAGGGCAGGACTTGAACCTGCATCCCGATTAACCAGCCTACTATCCCCAGTCGGCCTTTGCCCGGAGTCACAGAGGGAGGATCTTTCGGCCTCTGCCGTGTCTACCAATTGCACCACCTACCTTACATTACATGACATTACCGCCAGCCAGCCTGCTCCAACTTAGCCCCGCCTTCAGTGCAATAGACTATCCGCACTCCAGGCACAAAAGTAAGAGCCTCTGCAACAGCATAAGACCCATCAGGATTGCGCTGTTGCGTTGTTACCTGCACCAAACAACCAACAGAATCAACTTCCATTGCTTTAGTACTCTTCATCCAGCCTTCGTTATCGCAACTTACCTTGGAGAGCAATTCAAAAAGGTCAGGGTTGCCGACAATATCAGCAGATTTCAAATCAGCAGAGCTTGCAACATTCAGAGTCTTATTTTCCATCATACATACCCCTTAACTGCCAAGCGCGCTCGCCGTTTGTCCGACAGGACAACATGAGTTCCGGCAACCAGCATAGTCCCGCCGTAGCGCAGTGGTTTCTTCAAAGGGACAGTTTTCGGTTCATTTTTTTTATCAATACCAGCCGCAGCACTCACAGGGGTTGGTTTATTTTCTTCCGTCATTTATAACACCTTAGTTATAGTTCTAGTTATAATTCATGACATTTTGAGACCAAAATCAGTCAATATAATGCCACTTACCCGGCTCGCTGGCCCAGGAAGGTATCTCACAAGTGCCCTCAAACTCGTACTCCTGGATTTCTCCGGCCAGCATATCAGGCTCTGAGTTAGGCATAATACTGACCTGATACAACTGCAAAAAGGTATCTTTGCCATTAAACTCGTTGATCCCGTTAACCGTCATGCGCACTGTTTTTTCGGTCACCGTGTTCATGGCGACCTCATATCCAGTACTTGGGGCGGTGAGATCGCAATACACCACATCATTCAGCGAGATAGACCCGGTAGAGAGAAACTTAACCGCCCCATCTTCCGAGCGATACTCATAGTCGGTATTTAGGACGTAGGTAGTTGTCCCGGCTTCGTCGTCTGTGATCTCATCCAGGGTATGCGCCGGGAACGTCTCCTGATCACCAAGCTGCTGCCACTCATCAAGGACACGGACAGTACACGGCTCATTAACCACAGCAGCACCGGCATAGTCAGTGGTTGTGCCGAGCATAAGAAAATCCCAAACATATCTAAAAAATGTGTTGCCCTTAAAGGTCACCTTGAGCGGCGTTCTGGCATTGACGCTATCAAGAGCATTTCCTGCCGTCAATTTACGGCGGGAAATAATCTCCTGACGCTCAGGCTGCATAGCAGGCATGAGGGAGTTGATATTCCCGGCATCAATCAATCCACCTGTCAACACCCCGTTGATTATCAATTGGAGCTGGACATCACCAGCCCCTTTGTATCCTTCCAAAAACATTACGTTATAACCTCCCACTGATCAACATAGAGATGGATATAAAACAACGTCACCCACACACTATCGCCGTCAGCGTTAAATTGTTTAACCCCACTGCGCTCCTGTACTGCCTGAGGCGCATCATCCCGCCGCTTAACTTTTGACCGTATAACCCCGACAACCGGGATATGCCACGTCTTGATTGATTCCTCAACCTGCCCAAGCAAACCCAAAGCCTGCCGCATGGCCCCGCCGTCAGCCGCATCTTTGGCAACCGTAATCTTGGCACCAAAAACGACCATGCGCGGATCACCTACACCACCATTCACGGCAATTTTCGGATCAGGCGTTTCGTTGCCCGCAATCCACGGTTCGACTGACGGCAGGGTTCTGGCTTTTGACAGAGCAGGGCCAACATTAGCCAGCCCGGAATCAATCAGGCGTTGCTCAATCAGGTCGTACAACTCGACATACCAATTAGGATTACTCACTATACCTCACCAAGTTCTGCCTGATAAAATCCGTCAGTGGTTTTTATCATGGCAATGATCCGCGCCGACCTACCAAGATAATTGATCACCGTACCCTCTTCACCGTCCACGATGGCGTATTTCTCCACGTCCTCCATTGCCAGGAGGACGGTGGGATGAACCCGGACGGCCTCACCATCCGACCCGGCTGTGGTAAAATCCTCGTTATGCTCATCCGGGATAATAAGGATTGTGTTGCCATCAGGGAGCGTTGCAGGCTCACCGAGATCTTCCAACATTGAGGCCCGGTCTGTTGTGTCAAACATAATATCAACCCAGCAACAGAGCGGTATGCTCAGGCTTAACAACCTTCCAACCCCATGAAATTGCAACCTTTGAGGTGACCTGGCGTTCCTGCTTATAGGTCAATATCTCAAATGTCAACCCAGTCAACGGGTCAGTAACAACAATCTGATTGTCGGCGGAATCACCCAGCGTGGGCATAGGCGGCAACCGAGTAAGCAGATGCACGGCCATCTTGTGAAACGCCATATTTGCAACGTAGCTATTACCGATAGACATAGCCGCATTGTCAGCAATGGCCTGGCGAGCACCAGGATTATTGAGCACGATGGTGCCAGGAGCAGCAACACCGGTTCCAACAATATAGTTATGTGTTCCGGCACTTGCAAAATTGACGATATCACCGGCCAGGACGGTTCCTGACCCAGTGTCCAGGACAATATCAGTATCACCAACCGCAACGTCAGTGGCATCATTGACCAGATAACCGGTACCAGTACCCTTGGTATGCGTTTTGACCTGTGCAGACTCTCTGATCATGAGACCGTTCATATCATACAACACACCCTGTGTACGGAGAGACTGCTCACCAGTATGCTGATACTGTGCCTGTTTCCCCCTAATAAACGCCCCGGCTGTGGTATCAAGCACCAACTTCAGGTCAGCTTGAGGAGCACCGTTATCAACTAAAATTTTGCGGACAAAAGAAGCGTCGGTGTAATCTCCAGCCGTCTGGAACGGTGTTGTCCCGGCAGTACCGTAAGCCCGCGAAAACTGAGAGTACAAAGCTGTACCATCGGCCTCAATTAGGTTAACCAGTTTGCGCATTGCCTGCTCAAACTGATCTTGCAGGATCACATTATATGTTGACCCAAGAGACAACTGATCATGCCCCGTCCAGGTGATCTTGATGTTTTTCTCCTGCTGGATTGTCATACTTTCGTAGGTGATAGTATCACCGGCAGACTCACCGGCAGTTACACCATACGTAACATCCTCAGGCTCACCGACCACAGAGACAGGATATCTTTCTTCCTGACCTTTTGCTACCCGGGATGCCTCACCGTTAATAAAAACGGAGGGGATCATGCCGGTTAATTCCCGGCTGACCGTATCCCATGCCCCGTAAATGGTAGCAACCAACCCACTGTATGAATTAGCCATTTATAACTCTATTGATAGTAATAATTATAATCTAACGATCAAACCAACTCAACCAAACCATCCCGAATGGCATCAGCAACCTGTTTTCTATCAACAGGAGACATAGCATTAAATTCTGCCTGTTTAATCGTTTTCACACCGCCGCCTTCTTCCGGCGCAGGGGCACCATCAACCAGAGGATTCGCACCCTTCTCCTGCTTCTCCCTCGCTTCAGCCAGGATTTTTTTATCCTCCTTGACGATAGCAACCGCCACGTCAGCCGCTGTGCTTTTGCCGTCCAGCTCCATTCTGGCAATCAGATCACTGTACGCCTGTGCCCCAGGCCCTCCAACCAGCTCCCGAATGCCATTAATCCGGGCAATCTCAGCCTTGGCACCTTCCTGCTTAAGCTCCTGAGCAACACCTGGAGCAGAATTCCGCACCGCAGCAGCGGTGAGACCAGCAAGCACCTGTTGCTCTGTTTCCACCCTGATCTGTCCAACGATAGCAGGGTATTTTTCTTCCAGTTCTTTTATATCCACGTTTTTTGCTCCTGTTTTCGCTCGGACAAACCGAGTATTATTTTTTGACCCGGCAGCCAGCTCCCGTGCCTCTTGTAAAACCTCATTAAAACTCTTGATACCATCCACCAAACCGGCATCTATGCCCTGCCTGCCGATAAAAATTCGGCCATCAGCAGCACGGGCAAGCACGTCATCAACAGACATGCCCCGGTGTTTTGCGACAGCATCCACAAAACCAGAGTAGATATAATCAAGCTGCCCTTGGATAGTAGCCTTACCCTCATCTGACAAAGGAGAGTAAGAAGATGCGATCCGCTTGTACTTGCCAGCAGTTATTTCTGTGGTTTTCACACCTTCTTTTTTTTGCGCCTTGCTATAATCGGTGTGCTGAGTTACTACACCGATTGAGCCGGTAACAACCACGTCAGAGCTGATATAGACTTTATCCGCAGCAGATGCGACCCAAGTTCCAGCAGATGCGATAGTCCCGTCCGACCAAGCCAATATAGGCTTGATGCCACGGGCATTATAGATAACATCACCAAGGTCGGGCGTACCATCAACTGACCCACCAGGAGTATCTGCATTGATGATAATGGCAGACACTTCCGGGTCATTGATGGCACGGATAAATTCCTGCGCAAAAATCTGCGTAGAAACTCCCCCGGAAATCTGCATGAACATATTGGCTCTTTTTGCCATAACCCCGACCAGAGGCAGCACGGCCACCCCATCAACCACAGAGTACGGCTTGCGCTCGTTTTCCAGCTTTCGGCCAAGTTTGGCTTCCAGCGATGCAAGCCCCTCAGCGTCTAGATTGTCGCCCATCACATGCTTGGCATAAATATCCAAAATAACACTGTGCATCTGCGGTGTGATTGCCCACGGACCATATACAATATCAGCTAGGTTCATTTTTTATCCTCCGGGGGCCAGAACTCAAAATAGCTGGTACCAGCCTCAGCCCAACCGCTACCATTTGCTGTATAACTGAGACCGTGGATGTCACTGAGATACGACAAAACTGCATCCTTGATGTCATCCCAGCGATATTTCCCTTTTTCAGATGCTATTGTAAAAAAAACAGGCTGGGAACGAGTATCAACGCAGGGGATTACCCAGCAGTCATATTCTTCAGGATTTTCAATCATCCTTATTCACCTTGCGCCCACGGCTAGGCTTATCCGTTTCCGTTTCCGTTTCCGTTTCCGTTTCCGTTTCCGGATCTTCCGTGTCTGGATCAGCCCCACCAGCAGCAATCCTGGCACCAAGCTCTTCAAGTATCGCTCCTGATTCGCTATCCACTGCTTTTGTCAAGAACGACGTGAGTTCTTTTTGAGCAGCCTTATAATCATCGGCTAGTTGATTAACTTTTCCTTCCAAAGACTTCTTTTTCAGGACGCGGGCTTGTTCTTTATCAATCACAACACGATACAATTCAGCCAGCTCAACAAAAGACATTTCTTTATATTTTTCATTCATTGTCCACATCCTCCTCCTCATCATCTTTTGGCAAAAAGACCTCATCAGGGTTTTTACCTGCTTTGCGCAACTCACGCCGCTCTTTCAGGATTTGCGGCAATTTTTCGGCCAACGGAATTCCGGTCAGTTTGCGGGACATCTCATCAATCGAGGCAATTTTAGCCTCTATCATCTCAACAGCGGCCTTGACGGCCTTGACATCATCAAGCACAGGCTTGGCATCACCCTGCCACAAGGCCCCGCACCATGCCCGCCG